AAATATCCAATCGTTAGATCGAACATTATTAACATACACTCTAGCCTCGAATTCTGAAAGACTTGGCAAATAATCAAAAATGTCAATATCAAAATTATTAGTTTTATCTGAATTCCTATACAATCTAATTGCCGCTTGTGTGTGTTCAACTTCGCTAGTTTTCCACCCATTAACATATGATATCTTTCCAGCTGCATCATACTTAATTAAGAACCCGGTATCAACCTGTTTACTAACAATTTTTTCATTTACTTCATAACTAAACTTATCAGTTACTAACGAAAAATTAAAAACAATATCGCCAATGTTGTTAATATTTTTATATGACAATGCAAAACCTAAATTTTTATCTGCTATTGTTGTTCCAACCTTATAAGAAAAAATAGAAGTTCCATCAAACGACGTACCTGGATATACCGATAAATCTCCAAAACTATATTCATTTTCATCAACTAAATCGAATAGTGGCGGCTGGTTTGCTTTAGTTTTTTGTTGGCATAATTTCCACACTGTGCCATTAAACCAATACATTTGTCCTTGCGAAACAGTGCCGTATTGTATTAACGCAACTTGATTGTATACTGGTTTTGCCACTTCAACTAATCGAATTTGATTACTATTAATAACACAAATAATATCAGCAACTGTTCCAACAGTTGGTTTGTTGCCGCCAATTATGCGATATTCAATACTAGTTGAATCAATTATTGCAGAAACTCTTGCAGACCCGGCACTGCCTGAAGGGCCGCCACCTAACTTTCCGGTTTTGTCTGTTACCGCAATTAGTGTTCCTACATTTAATCCAGCAGTTGAATTCATGTTGGTAATTTTAGCGGTCCATCCGCTATTAGTTGCACTAATTGAATCAATTTTTCCTTTGCTACTAATTTTCTGCAAACTATTTTCATGTAATACATTAATAAAATCAATACGATAGATGTTGTTTGTTACACGATCATCTAAGTCAGCTGTAAAAATAACATGTTGGCCATCTTTAAGGTCAACACCATCAATATTATATCCAAATGCTCCCTCTACTATTGAAAATGCATCAACTGTAACCGTATCAATAACCGCAATATCAATGATAGATGTAGTTCCAAAATTAAATAATTTTAAATTTTTCTCAAACTCAATAATTGGCCTTGCTGCTCGCATTGACTGATCATAAGCAGGATGTATGCCATTTTTTAACGCACTTTTTTCAATAACATCTTTGTGAATCCATTTGTTATTTCTACTCCAAAAATTCTTATCAACAGATGCACGATTAATTACAATGTAATCAGGGTTAGTAACATACGAAATTGAGTCACTAAATGGAGTTGTATCAAATAGTGTTGTGTCAAATAACATTGACGAAGTATTAGTGTATGCAGTAATAATTTGTAAATCATTTTCATGTATTAATCGAATTGCATCCCCAACGCCTTCAACATAATATCTTCCAGTAGCATACTTTTTAGGAAATACATTTCCAGCAAATTGCACTTTCATGCCGTTGCTTAATGCAAACGGCACTATTGTTTCATCAACTAATGTTATAGTACCATAGCTATACGTTTTCTTTCCAATAAGATCGGACTCTACGTTAATATACCCAGTCTCACTTACATCTAAGATATTAAACACTCCTCCCATATCAATATTATTTTCACTTACGTATGCTAGTTCATCAGGGGCATTGTTCGGAACTGTAAATGTTATAGTGCCAGTTTCGATTGCATTATTAAGTAATAACGGATTTATGTATCGATCTAATGGCCCAGTAGTTCGTAACGTTTTAATACTAAATGGATTTTCAACACTGTTAATTATAAATTTATATTGTTGTCCTCTATATAATGTAATTACTGGATTTCTAGTCATTCCATCAGGTGAAAAAATATAAGAACTACCATACTCTGTTGTTTCAACGTTTACAGTGTAAGTACTAGTAATTTGTATTTTTGATTTGTTTTGTATAGTAATGGTATCAGGACCGTGAGGCATCCAATAATAATTTTGAAAATTAACAAATTTATCCCAATCAATATGAGGATTCCAACTGTAAAATTCTTGTTTGTTTAGTCTAGAATGATTTGAAACATCGGCACCAAATACACGTAATTGATTAATATAATCTTGATAATCTTTTAAAAACACGTTATTATGCATGTTATCTTCAATTACGAATCCGGGTTCAAGTTGATAATTTTGGCGATTACGAGTTGGCGCATTAACAAATGTATCATCGGACAACGTAGCTTTTGAATACTGTCTTCCAATATAACCGCTAACTTTTTTTACAGCCCCTGGTTGAGTAAGTTGATTTATTGTTGAATGTAAAAACTTTTTATTTGAATCAGTTCTATAAATTCGAGGTAAAAAAGATGCAGACGTAGCATCATCACTTGGATCAGTTGCTGTTATTCTAGGTATATTGTTAGCCATTAGTTACTCCCATAAGCTGAACTTGTTATAAATTGGCGATTTATTGTATTGTTTTCAGTGATTAAATTTGAAGATTTTATATTTGATGCAGTAATACCTGATATAATTTCTATATCATTAACCGTTGCACCATTGATTAAAATTTCATTCATAGCCGATTTTATTTCGTACAACCCTCCAAAATTAATACTATTATGTTTTGGAACAATAACAAAATTAGATATATTTGGTGCAACTTTAGTCGTTACATATGTTGCTAACTCTGTAAAAAAGAACGTATCTCCAAAATCCCAATTATCTAACACAAAGAAGTCATTAATTGCTGCAATTACTTGAGATTTAACATCGTTATCTGAAATTACTTGACCTGGTGTTTTTGTAATCTTAAAAGTTGCTTGCACCTCAGATGATGCAGTGGTCCCAAATAAAATTTTATAATTTACCGGGTGATATATTACTTCATCCGAAATTGATTTAATTAAGTTTAAAGACGGTGCTACTATATTATATAATTCTTCAGAACTAGGAGGCAACGGTTTAGTAGTTATTGCACCACTTACCCATTGTCTGTAGTAAGTATCATACGATTTAGTTAATATATATACATCAATAATGTTACTTGCACCTGGGTCAATTCTAGAATCGTATTTTGCGTTATGTACATATTGAAATTTTAATCCAGATCTGCCAACATACACTTTATAATCAATCGATGCTTCTAATGTTCCAGTTGACGATGCTTTTTTTACAGTATTAGTATCTATAAAATAATAGTATTTTCCAGGTTGTACGGTATAGCTTTCAGTTGAACGAACAAAATTTAAAATAGTTCCATTATTTTTAATAAATTTATAATCTTCTTGACCTTGAGAAATTACATACTTCTCTTGTATAACATACGTGTTTGTTGATACAATCTGGGTAAAGACATCTGGATCATCAACAACTCCGTTATTATCGCTATCAGAAAACGATATTACGATCTTCTTATTATCAACGTACCCGTCTAAGCCAATATACTCAGATACAACATCCCATGAAAAATCAGTAGTATATGATTTTGTATTAGAATTAGTGTTAATACTTAACACTTTAATCTTATCACGAACTGAAGAATTAGATACACTGTTGTATACCGATTGAGTTTTATCGTAAAAAAATCTTAACTGCGTATCACTTTCAAAAATATATCTTGTCTCACGACTAGATATTGTATATGTTTCGTTATCTGTTGTAAACAAAATCATCCAACTAGAATCTTGCTGCTTGTTTGTAATATCACCTTGCGATAAAATATTAAAAGCATTTAAATAATTTAAATTTGATTCTCGAATAATTTGCCATTGTTGTAATGACGTATTGTAACTTAATCCAAATTCTTTATTTTCAAATATTAAATCAGTTATTGTGGTAATAACTGAAGTCTCTAATATTGATCTAAATTGAGGAATAATTTGACTAACTGTTGACCCAGCTGGTACATTAACATTTAATATAATGCTGTTTGCATCAAGTCCATCGTTTGAAACCGATACTACTGCAGCCCATATATAAGTAGTAGCACCAAAGTGATTTGTAATTTCATCATTAATTCCCAACGTTTCTAATTTATTTTGATTAGTTGTATCAAAATATTGATTTGACGGACTAATAAATTTAATTAGTGCACCGGATTTAATGTAGGACAACATTAAACTTCCAGATGTAGTTGCACCAACCTGAAGAATATCGCCCAATAATGTACCTGATTTAATGCACCCTGATGTATCTACATTTGACGACCACACATAAATGTCGTCAGCAGTTTGAAACTTAGTTGTATAGTGCGAGTAATAAAAATTTCTTAACTCATCTTTCTTAAGAATCTTGTTAATAATATTTGCAATAACACCCTGGATATCAGTTTTGCTAATATATTTAAATTTGTCAGTTGATTGATAATTTTCAGTGTAAATTACGCCATCATCTGCAAATAAATTAGTCGAACTATACTTGCCTGTTGGATCAACTAGGTCAAAATACCGACTAATACCACTAGACGATCTGTTAACTGCTTTAACTTTTAAAATTTGCTGACTAACACTCAACGGTGCAATATTGTAATCTTCACCAGTTATCATTCTATTCTGCGTATAATACGTAGCAGGAGCGTTTGCTTTAATATTTGCGTTTGTTTCAGTGGTTTCAGCTGTGCTAATTGTAGTTTCTAATGATAAGGATACTGTTAATACTTCTTGTTGGCCATAGTTTGACACATACGGAATAGAAAGTGTTATGTTTCTAATGTCTTTTGGATTAACTACATAGGAAATTCCGTTACTAGTACGATAGTAAACTTTAAATGTACCTAATGGTTTGTTACCAAATGTGCCATCGCTAAAGTTTAAACTTACTGCATCATTTGCACGAGTTGTTACACTGTAAATGTTTCTAATACTTTTGTTAACACTATTATAGATAATATTGTTGCCTTCAAAGTTTGAAACTTTTGTCCATTCTTCTGTTTCTAATCCATTTTTATCTAATCTATACAACCACAAATCGGTATTATTAATACCAGTAGTGCCAATATCTACAATTTCGTTACTTCTTGGTTGTGTAATCGTAAACTGAGCGTTTGCTATTGTTCCTTGTGTAAAGTTTAAAAAGAAACCAGACCCGGCACTCCCGTATCCTTGTCCGTCATTTTTAAATATACATGATAACTTACGACCTGCTTTAGGTGTTTCTTCGTATATGTAATTTTGTCCAGCAAAGGTTGTGCTAGTAACTTCAAAATTCATAGTTCTGCCAGCAACAGTTTTTGTGAATGAATACACTGGTACATCATTTGAGTTAGTTTCTAGTGTATATTTTTCAGTTAAAGTACCGTATATCGTAGCTTTATCAGATGGATTACCAAACTGTTGGTTTACAGACATTGACGCGTTCATAATCTTAATAAACTGATCATACCAGTTAGAGTTTGATGGGTCATTCCATGTTACAATTTGGCCAGCCATATTACGACCATTGCTGTCAATTACTGATTGAGTGGTTTGAATTGAGCTAAATTTTAATAAACCAGTTGACGGTATGTTTCGTTTTGCATTGTAACTAATTAATCTTGCTAACCGCAATACACTGTCTCGGCGTTCTGCCAACTCAAAGAAATTTTCACGAGCGTTTAAATCAACTCGAAACGAAATACTTTGTCCTAAAAATGCAATTACATCTAATAATGCTAGATACTCTGAACTTTCTATATAATCATTAAAATCTTCTGGATAATTTTGACGAATATAATCAACCATTGTGCGTCTTAAATTTTCAAAATCATAACTTTGAAAATCCGCATTTTTAAAAGATTGGTATACTTTTTTCCAATCTTCGGCCACTAATAATCTGTTTTGTCTGTCGGTTGCGCTCATGTTGTTGTCCTAATAATGGTATTTATTGAATAAATTAACCACGCAGTTATTATGCTATGCCATTCTCTTGATCAAATCGCAATGTTATATCTTCTGAAACTCTATAAGGGTTATATGCTAATGTAAATGCAATCTCTATACCACTCTCATATGTTGTTATTGTAGTATCAGAAATTGATACCCTCGGATCGTAGTTAATAATTGCATTTACATCTTGTTCAATTAACGATCTTACATCAGAAGTTAACGGTTCAAATAGCAAATCCCATATAATTGTGCCAAATCTAGGTTGCATTAATCGTTCACCTTGCCTAACATGGAAGTGATTTAAGATATCTTGCTTAATAAGTTCGTAGTCATACAGACTAAAATGTTCTGTATTACTGCTTATTGAACTAAACCCGCGATATGTCTTTGGTGCTAATAATTCAGGTTTAGTTGGTATCGCAGGTAACGAAATCCTATCGTATAATACTGAGCTCATTTTTTCTTCTCCGGTGGTTTAACTTTATTAAAGGTATCAGTTGTAGTTGTATATTTTTTAAACATTGCAGGTACTACAGGTTTAGGTGGTGGTGTTACTACAGATTTAGTTTTAGCCGGTGTAACTAACGTTGGATCTAAATTCTCATGCCCTGCCCATGGTTCTTTTGTTGGTATTCTATTTGTTTTTGGTGCAACTGCTGCAGCCGGACCATTCATATGAATCTGTGGAGCAGTTTCTATAATGTTGCCACCTGCTTTTGTTTCATTAGTTCC